GTCACGGCTGCGTGGAATACCAGATTTAAAACTGGTAATAACTATACCATGGCTAAACACCTTGGTTTTGATATTTCGTCTGTTATACCTACTGCTTGGGAATTACTCCCGTACAGTTGGTTAATTGACTATTTCACTACAGCTGGTAGCTTTTTGGAAGATAATTTTCAGGCCCCAATGGGGTCTTCGAAGTATATCTGCCAAAATACTTTGCTACGCGTTTCAGGTGTGTATTACTATACACCAGTCAATATATCCGGTTACAAGTTGGAACATTTTTCTTCTGTTCCACAAGAAATCGAATATTTTGAATTTACGCGTACTCCGTTGTCTCAAATACCGCGCGCTTCATTGAGGTTTAAAACCAAAAATGAAGTCGCTTCTAACGCAGTTAACAAACTGCTTAACCTTTCTTCCATACTTGGAAGTAAATCTTAAAGGACTTACTATGTCTTTCGCACCAACTAGCCCCATCACTGGGGCGGCTGTTTCTGGCCTTACGTCTCCAACCTATACTATCGCAGTTGATGTTCCTCCGTCTATTAACGGAAAACAATATGCTGTTACAGCTTTAGGCGGGACACAGACGGGAGTGGATACGAATACGGTTAGCAAACCGTTTACGATCACTTTCTTCCGTCCACCAGCTTTACGAACCTTGCCTGCGGTAAATCCCGTGACAGGTGTTATTAAAAACATCCCGATGAACCAGTATAAGCTCATTACCCGTAAGGGTGCTGTGCCTGCTAGTAATCAGATGATCAAGGTTGCTCGTATTACGACAACCATTGAAGTTCCCGCCGGTTGTGATACTTTCGAACCGGAAGAGCTGCGCGCTATGATTTCTGCGCACTTTGGAACTGGGTGGGCTCAAGCCTCCGGTATAGCTGATACAGTTATAACCGGCGTGCTTTAACCTACCTTTTTTTAATAACATCTATCATTGGGAGATATTCCATGAGCAAGACTAATGAAGCTAGGCTAGATAGCCTGTTTCAAAAACTGTCAGTCGACTTAGCTAATTCTAATAAGCGGGATAATCCTGCTGTCCAAAGGTTAGCTTTACGCATGCGTAAGCGTGCTATGTACAATAGGCCCGAATTAGATGATGCTGGATTTACTCAATTTCTCGATACTAATGAGAAAGTAGGTAATTTTAGCGTTCGTCTGGATCAACAGTTAGTGCGTGATGCTCAGTATTTTATTGAAACAATACTGTGGCGTTACAACTCAACTTTAGATGATTCTAATATCCAAGAACATATGGATATCAATCATTTGTTCGATCTCTGGCGCTTTGGACCTGGAGCTTCTAACGAAGTTTCAGGTACGCATTGCGCTGAAAAGATAGAACAAGCGATGACCTGTACACAGTCGGCAGAGGACCTTGTTGTTAATCTAAGATCGCGTTCGCCTTACTTCAGTGCATTTGATGCACTTAACGGTATGGGTACGTCCTTAGTCGAGGGCTCTAAATTGACAACTGTTCCAAAAAACGAAGAAACAGTTAGGATCATTGCTATCGAACCGTCTGGTAACATGGCCCTGCAGCTTGCTGCAGGCCAGTACTTGACAAATGTTCTTAAGCATATAGGATTGGACATATCAAAGCAGCAGCCTATTAACAAGGCTTATGCACATCGCGGTTCAATAGACGGTAGCTTAGCTACTATCGACTTGAAATCCGCGTCGGATATGATTAGTCCCGAATTGATCCGTATCTTGTTCCCGAGAAAATGGTATGATCTTCTAATGAAAATTAGATCGGATTATACTACAATCAAGGGTACTAAGGTTAAACTTAACATGATATCAACAATGGGAAATGGATTTACATTCCCTTTAATGACTTTATGTATAGTCGCCTTAATTTATGCATTCAGAGCTCAACGGAACGGTCCTACCCTTTATGTTTCATGGGAGGACACCGCAGTTTTTGGTGACGATATTATCGTGCCGGTTACTGAGTACGTTGATTTTTGTTGCGTATTACAAGATGCAGGATTTGTCGTTAATACTGACAAATCT